CACTCAGAAAAAGCTAATTGAGGTTCTGCAGAAACAGATTGAGTCAACGACAAGCATTTTAATTGCAAACAACAAAGCTGACCTGCAGAAGAGGCTAGATCAGTATGACACTTTGTCTGCAAGACAGTCAACGTTAAAGATTAACTTGTCAAAGATGCAGATTGAGACTCACTCACTTCAGACAAAATTGTCTTCTGCCAATGATCAGCTTACTCGGGAAGTGGAAATTCTAAGAGATATTTCTAGTCGAGTTGTCGACAGTGAGAGCAGTTTAGAGCTAGACAATATCAAGCAACAGATTATGACGTTATCTAAAAAGATTGCCACTCTTGACGCAAAGCGAATTCAGATCGCAAGCAGATCAGGCCGGATTGATGGAGAAATAGAAGGCTACGAGGCTGAGAAAAAGAAATATCAGAAGATTAGGCAAAAGTGGAAGATCTATCAACTGATCAGTCAAGCAACTTCAAAGCGAGGAATACCACTCCAGATCATCAAATCGCAGCTTCCTGTCATCAACGCAGAGCTTTCAAAGATTCTGAGCGATGTTGCTTCATTTACAATTGAACTGCACGCTGACGATGATAGTAATGCGATGGACGTCTTTATTGATTATGGTGACAGTAAGAGAATTATTGAAGTTGCCTCGGGAATGGAGAAGATGATTGCTTCCCTAGCAATCAGAGTCGCACTAATCAATATTTCATCTCTTCCCAAATCTGACATGCTTATCATTGACGAGGGCTTTGGTTCTCTAGATGACATTAATGTTGAGGCTTGCAATAGGATGCTTGTTTCGCTTAAAAAGTGGTTTAGGACAATTTTGATTATCACACACGTTGATGGTGTTAAAGACGTAGCTGATAACATTATTGACATCGGTAGAAATGGCAAAGATGCCACCGTTGTTTACGAATAGAATAATCTACCTACAATTGTAGGTGGAAGTCAAACTAGAAGAACAGAAAGAAATAAGTCGCTCAAGAATTGCTTATAAGCACTTGAGCGGCTTTTATATTGTTGTGCCAAAAGACATGAACAGGCCGCCTGTTCCTCTAGCTTGCCCCATTTGTAAACTAGCCATGAGAGATTCAGACGACGCAAGATCGTTTTCTGACAATGAATGTTGCTCATGGTGCGAAATGAAATGGCTTGAACCCAATAGGCCAGCTTGGCGAAGTGGGTGGCGGCCATCTCAAGAACAAGTTGATGAAGAAGTGCAAAGAAGACAATCTTTGCCAATCAGATTACCTATTTAGTGCGTAATACTTACATACGAAGGAGCAACTATGCTGTCTATCGAGAAAATTAGAGCGCTCGGCGATGTTTGCAACACGACGTGGGGCAAATACTCAACAAAGCAGTCGCCCACAATGTCCTTTAAGGCAGAACTTCTGGGTGGATTAGAGCCGGATCTGGCAGCCACTATGAAGGTGACATTTACGACAGTCGTGACCTTCGCATCAGAACACGCAATGTCAGCGCAGATGCCGGCTTTTGAAAATGAAGCAGTTCAATTGACAAAGCAATACGTCTCAGAGATTAAAAAGGATTACAAAGAAGAGACAGGCGATTCTCTAACTTTGACCATTGATTCTTCTTATCCGAGCGTAGAAATCATCAATCTCCAGCCTCACATTTCTCCCAAGCGAACCGCCTACTACAGATATGTTACTGTTCTCAAGGTAAAATAATTGTCTGTTAGTCGACGTCAAGTTGATGAAATAGTTAAATGCGGAAAAACACCCGACTATTTTTTCAACACATACTGCAAGATTCAGCATCCAACGAAGGGTTTGATTCCATTTAAAACCTTCCCATTTCAGGATGACTGTGTTGACCAGTTTATTGATCATCGACTTAATATCATTCTCAAGGCTAGACAGCTTGGAATATCGACTCTGGTCGCTGCATTTTGCGTGTGGCTAGCTTTATTTCACAAAGATCAAAACCTGCTCATTATCGCAACCAAGCAGTCAGTTGCGCAAAACATTGTGAGAAAGGTCAAGATTATTCTTAACAATCTACCGAAATGGTTGATTCTGCCTAGAATTACAGGTATGAATAAGCAGGCGGTGGAATTTAGCAATGGCTCCACAATTAAAGCGGTGCCAACATCAGATGATGCAGGTCGTTCTGAAGCTATTTCGCTTTTGATTATTGATGAGGCTGCTTTCATTCGAAATTTTGATGAGCTATGGACAGGCTTATATCCTACGCTTTCAACGGGTGGGCGTGCGATTATTCTTTCTACCCCTAAGGGAGTCGGGGGACAATATCACAAGATCTACACTGACGCAGAGGCAGGCTTAAACGAATTTAATGCAATTAAGCTTCCCTGGAGTGTTCATCCTGAAAGAGATCAGACGTGGTTCGAGAACGAGACGCGTAACTTTTCAAAGAGAAAGATCTCGCAGGAGTATCTGTGTGACTTCTTAGCGTCTGGCGACACCATGATTGATGCGTCAGATATTGATTGGATTCGATCCATGATTGAACCGCCTAAGACGAAGTTCGCAGTTGATAGAAATGGCTGGGAGTGGAAGATCCCACTGTCAGCTAGAAATTATGTTATCTCTGCAGATGTCGCACGAGGAGACGGGAAAGATTACTCGACTTTTCACGTCATTGACTCGACAGTAGGCGAAGTAGTAGCTGAATACAAGGGCAAGCTTCCTCCTGATCAATTTGCTGATCTCCTGCACAAGACAGGAATGAGATACAATAAAGCTCTAATTGTGCCAGAGAGCAATACATACGGTTATCATGTATGTGCAAAACTCAAGGATTCTGGCTATCCTAAGCTTTATTATCATGATAACAGAAAGACAGCTTACATCGGAGATTACATTCCTCCGCAGGATCTTTCAAAAGCAGGGTTTCCTACTACATCAAAGACTAGAAATTTAATTCTTGCAAAACTAGAAGAGCTTATTAGAAACAGAAGCATCAAGGTATACTCGAGTCGATTTTATGAAGAGATGAAGCAATTTATCTGGTCTAACGGAAAGGCGCAGGCTCAAAAAGGTGCAAACGATGATTTAGTTATGTCACTTGCAATTGGGTCGTGGTTTTTTGACGGTACAGGGGATTACGCGAAGTATTCTAATGAGTTAAATCAAGCTATGCTTAACGGCATGGGATTAAGTAGAAAAGAGTATAGAGAGCCAGAGGTTAGAGGAAAAGTAAGTCAATCTTGGGATCCTTACTTACCTGTAAAGTCGGGTGATGACAAAAAAGGTCTTGAACCTGTCTCAAAAGACATTAAGAACATTTCGAATGCAGCTAAGGATTTAAAGTGGCTGTACTAGGTGAAAAATGGCACAAAGAAACGACAATCTCTTTCAGCGACTAACCAATCTCTTTAGATCGGGGCCAGTAGTCAAGAGAAAAGTTAGAGCAGTCAAGGAACCTAATGTTTCAACTGCAAATGATGTCTTTAAAAAGACACTAAGTCACGCGTATAGTTCATCCATGTCCGCATATGGGACATATGATAGAATGGCGAGATATAGCGATTACAGTGAAATGGAGTATACGCCTGAGATTGCTTCTGCTCTTGACATTTACGCTGAGGAGTCGTCTTCGCCTGATGAGAAAGGAAGGTCGCTAAAGGTCACGTCTGAGAATAGACAAATTCAGCAAATCTTAAATGACCTATTTTTTGACACACTTAATGTTGAATTTAACCTAATACCCTGGACAAGAGATCTCGTCAAGTATGGAGACGTTTTCCTGTTTAACGATGTGTCAACGCAGTACGGAGTGCAAAATGTCTTCCCCATTCCTGTCAATGAAATAGAGCGCGAAGAAGGATTTGATCCCGCTGATCCGATGGCTGTGAGATTTAGATGGGTAACACAGGGGAACACGGTCCTCGAGAATTGGCAGGTTACACACATGAGGCTGCTTGGCAATGATGCCTTCCTGCCTTACGGCACCTCAGTCCTAGAGTCAGCTCGCAGAATTTGGCGCCAGCTAATTCTCATTGAAGATGCTATGCTCGTGTACCGGGTAGTGAGATCTCCCGAACGGCGTGTTTTCTACATTGATGTTGGCAATGTTCCACCCGAAGATGTTAGCAACTACATGGAGCAAGCTAAGAGCATTCTGCGCAGCAATCAGGTCATTGATCAGCAGACAGGCCGAGTAGATTTAAGATATAACCCGTTAAGTGTAGACGAGGATTATTTTATTCCAATCCGAGGATCTGAGTCAGGCACAAAGATTGATACCCTCGCAGGCGGCACAAACGTTACCGCAATTGAAGACGTGGAATACATTCAAAAGAAGCTTTTTTCTGCTCTTAAGATTCCCAAGGCGTATCTGGGGTATGACGAGGCACTTAGTTCAAAGGCTACACTTGCGCAGGAAGATATTAGGTTTTCTCGTTCCATTGCCAGAATTCAAAAGGTAATCCTGTCAGAGCTTAATAAGCTTGCAATTGTTCATCTGTATTGTCACGGATATGACGGGGATGATCTGCTGGATTTTGAACTGCAACTTTCAAATCCATCGACCATCGCTCAGCAGCAAAAACTTGAGCTGATCAGAACTAAGTTTGACATCTCCGCGGCTGCTCCGGAAGGCTTGGTTGACCGATACTGGATCCGAAAGAATGTTATGGGCCTGACGGACGAAGAAATTGCTCGAGTCGAGCAGGGCAGAATAGAAGACAAGAAGAGAGAGGTTGAGATTGAAGCTGCTGCTGTTCCTGCAGAAGAGCCTGGTGCTGGAGATGAGCTCGGAGCTGGCGGTCCACCAATCGGTGGCGGCGGCGGAGGAGGGCTAGATTTAGACTTGGATCTAGGCGGTGAGGAAGAAGCAGGAGGAGAAGAACCTGAGCCTCTCGAGGCAGGCCAAAAGATTCGCTCCACCAGCCTTCTAACTGGCTTAGATGAAGCCGACGATGATGACGAGGACTTTGTTTTTCCTGAGCCAGGTGAAGGCACACCTATCAAGAAAGCGTCTGTCGT